CGGTAACGACATGGGGGGTGGAATCACCCTCGAACAGCTTCACATGCTTCGTGGTGACATGATCGACACGGCTCGATTCGTTGACTGGGGTCATCCAGCTAACGCTGATGATCTCGTGTATGTCTCCGATCCTGAGACGGCTGATCGCGTCGCACTTCTCGATGAAGTGCTGACTGTGGACAAGTACGGACCACAGGCCACCGTTCTTACCGGTGAAGTTCTGAAGATCGCGCGTCATCCTTTCATAGTCTCAATGGCTATGAGCAAGACTGAGGCTGACGGAAAGGTCTCCGCTACTGGCTCGAGCAACACGAAGGGTCAGGTTGTCGCATTCAACCGGCGCGGCTTCAAGACCGGTTGGCGTAGGCGCGTTCAGGTCGAAACCGAGCGTCTTCCCGCCACCGATCAGACTCGTCTCGTCTACTCCCTCCGTCTCGGCTTCGGTCGCTTCACTCCCACGGGTGCGGCTTCTGGAATCGAAGCGGCGGCGGGCATTTACAACATCACTGTCTAGATCCGAATCTGAGCCCTTCGGGGGACTTCGGTCCCCCGTTGGGTGCGGGAAGTGAGATTAAATTATGGGCCGCGCGACTCAGATGGAACGGATTATTGCAAAGGGCCAACTCGTTCCGTTGGTCTTCATGGATAATGCCGTTGCCGCATCACAGACGGACGTTCAATTGCCGATAGTCGAGACGTCAGCCACCTCTTCGACGTCGAACAACACAGAATACGTAATGCCCTTTGATGGTGAAATCGTCGCCATCACTGCGGCTCTCTCTACGGCAGCGACAGCCGGAACTCTGACGGTTGGTCCAACGGTCAATGGTACGGAAGAAGCCGACCCTGCCCTCTCGATCACTACGGCCACCGAAGCGCATGATAAGGCCGCGCGGGGAACCGCTACGTTCGTAGCGGGTGATCGGATTGGGGCGGAGATCACTACTGATGCGTCGTGGAACGCGACTGCCGCTGATCTCGTGGTCACTGTGTGGGTTCTTCTTCATCTCGAAGGGATCTAAATCCCATGCCGAGATACAAGATTCTTCATCGCTACAGCTCGAACGAGTTCGGACCTTTCGAGGAGGGAACTGAGATCGAGCTGACAGAAGATCAAGCCGCATGGCTCCTTCATGATTCTCCGGGAGTTCTTACGGAGATTGATCCGGCCGAACAGCAAGCTAGGAAGCGTGAAGAGAACGAGCGTAGAGCGGCAGCGTTCCGAGAGAAAGCCGAGAGAGACGCTGATAAGATGATTGCGGCAGGAACAGCCGCTAAGCGTCGTGCGCGTCCGCTGAAAAAGGGTGACGACTCGTGAGCAACTTGATCGAAGCGACTAGTACGGGTACGGCTGTTCCTACGCCTTCTGTGCTTCATTCGGTTGTTTTGACTGCGGGTTCCGATGCGGCTTCCGTAGTTCTTCGAGATGCTTCCGGGGGTCCGGCTCTTCTGACGCTGAAAGCGGCTGCAAATACGTCGGCAGTCTGGCAGTCGTCAAAGGGTGTTTTCTTTAGCACCGAGATTCATACTACTTTCACGGGAACTTCTCCACTCGCGTACATCGAACATTCATAAGGGGGGTGCGAGAAGTGGCAGTGACAAACGGTTATTGCACAGTGGCCGAACTTCGCGACCAATTGGGCGATACAGGATCGAAGCTCGATCTCGATTTGCTTGAACACGCGATCAATGCCACTTCTCGTGCTATCGATCGCTACTGTGGACGTCGGTTCTGGCAAGATTCTACGGTTCAGACACGCGAATATCGCATAACTGATCCGTATGTCGCATGGGTTGACGACATTTCTACGGAAACCGGACTCGTCATCAAGACGGATACAGCCGGTGATTACTCGTGGGCAACCACGTGGACAACCGATGACTACGATCTTGAACCTGAGAACGCAGATAAAGACGGTGCCGCTCACGCATGGTGGCGAATCATCGCGATCGGTACTAAGACGTTTCCGATACATGCGCGACGGAAGACCCTTCAGGTAACCGCGCGGTTCGGTTGGTCGGCTGTTCCGGATGACGTGAACGAAGCCGCAATCTTGAAGGCTACGGGGCTCTTCAGACGGAAAGATGCCCCTTACGGAATCGCTGGCTTCGGTGAGATGGGTAACGCGGTTCGCATTACCCGACGTGATCCCGATGTCATGGAGCTTCTGAACAATTACGTTAAATACACGATGGGAAGCGTGTGATATGGCTTCCCTCGAACAGATCAGAGACGGCCTTAAGGCAACGATCGAAGCCGCGATCCCTAGTCTTCATGTGTATGATACGGTTCCCGACTCTGCGAACGTTCTTCCTGCCGTCATCGTGGTTCCCTTCACTTCTGACTTTGAAGTAGCCATGGGTCGGGGGCTCGATACATGGGAATTCGATCTTTGGGTCATGGTGTCCACGAGTGAGATGGATATCCGGCAAGATGACCTTGACGCTTACGTGTCAGGTGCGGGAAGTGACTCGATCCGGCAAGCGATCTTCAATAACAAGACGCTCGGACTGCCGAACACGAACGCTCACATATCACAAATGCTTGAATATGGCGCACGTTTCGCGACGGCTGGATATCCACATCTAGGCGCGCGTCTTCGCCTGTTGGTCCACACTCCGGGAACGGCTTAGGTGATCACATGGCAGTGAAGAAGTATCGCGTTATCGGCTTCCATGATGTCAACGGAGCTAAGACCGGTGAAGAGGTCGAGCTAGACGACGAAAAGATCAATGTGACTGCTCTGATTCAGGGTGGACACGTCACGGAAACGCCAGAGCCCCCGAAACCGTCTCGCGTTCGAGGCTCGATGAAAGAGAAGGGGGATAACGAGTAATGGCTTCATTCTCCCTTACCGATGCAACTACATGGATCGGTGGTTACGACTTCACGACGAAGCTCAATCAGATCAGTCTCTCAGCGTCAGCCGAAGACCTCGAAGACACCACGTTCGGAAGTGGGGGTTATCGTTCCCGTACGGGTGGTTTGAAGACTGTAGAAGCCGAGTTGAACGGGTTTCTCGATTCTGACGCTTCGATCGGTGTTGATCCTGAGATCTTCCCGAATCTTGGGACACATGATCGAGTCGTCACGATGGCTCATGATGACGCTGAAGGGTCAATCGCGTACATGTTTCAGGCAGGACAGTTCTCGTATGACCTTTTCGGGTCAGTCGGAGAGCTAGCTCCTTTCAGCGTTTCCATGATGGGGACGAACAGTGTTGGTCTGATTCGTGGTCAAGTGGCAAAGGCTAAGGCTTCTGTCAGCGCTACGGGTGCGACAGGATCACCGGTCAATCTCGGGAACGTTGGTGCGTCTCAGTACCTTTACGCGACACTCCATGTGATCGGAACTCCCGGAACCACGATCACGGTAGAAGTCGAGTCGGACGATAACGTCAACTTCACTTCCGCAACGTCTCGAATCACCTTTGGCCCTATCACTACCGCCGGAGGGATCTGGGGAACTCGTGTTGCGGGTGCCCTTGCTGAGACTCATTATAGGTTCAATGTCACTGCGATTACCGGAACGTTCACGATTGCGGGCGCAATCGGAATCGGGTCTTAGGAAGGGGTAAAACGTGGCTTCGTTCGCGTTTACAGACGCATCTGTTACCATCAATTCCGTTGATCTGAGCGATCATGTTCGTTCGGTCACGTTGAATATCGAAGCGGAAGACCTCGAAGATACGGCAATGGGAGACACCTTCCGTTCCCGGATTGGTGGCCTTAAAGACTGGTCAATCGACATCGAGTTCAATCAAGACTTTGCCGCTTCTGAGGTCGATGCCACGATCTTCCCGCTTTTGGGCACGGTCGTGGCGGTGGAGGTCCGGCCCACGAGTTCGAGTGTTAGCTCTACCAACCCGAAGTTCTCCGGCAACGTGCTCGTGAGCGAATACAACCCCCTAGATGGCTCTGTAGGCGACCTAGCGACTACTTCTGTGTCGTGGCCGGGTGCGGGTGCCCTGACGCGGGCAACGTCGTAGCGTAGGCTGTCAGCGTGGCTAGGAAGCAACCGGAACAGCGAAGGTCGGTCGAAGAGCTGAGGAAACTTCAGACCGACCTTCGTAAGCTGTCTAAGCGTGGCGGTTGGGACGCGAAGATTCGTCAAGAATTGAAGGGTCCTGTCGAAGACGCGAAGAGAGCTGTTGCGAAGAAGATCTTAGCTATTCCCTCGAAGGGTATCAGTGCTCGACAGGGACGCGAGTCTCTTCGCAGGAAGATGGTTCGAGCACTGAAGAGCAACGTCGATACCAGTCCTCAGTATACGGGTGGCTTCATCTGGCTTGATGCTAACGAGATGCCTTTCGGTGAAGAGAACCTTCCCGCGTACATGGAAAGAATCCGACGCTACACAAGGTGGCGTCACCCGGTTTTCGGGAACGAGAGTGTATGGGTGACTCAAAGAGCGCATCCATATTTCTATCGGACCCTTAAACCGTGGGAAAACACAGTGGCGGATGTTGCTGAGAATGTAATTGCTCAGCAAATTAGGGAGTTCGAGAAGTGATTATCAAGTGGCGAGAGTCGAACGGAGTAGTTCACGAGTGGGAATGGTCTGGCTCTCCGAGAACTCAGGAAGGCCGATGGATCAAGGAACGTACTGGGTGGAGTACGACGAAATTTCTTGAGGCTCTGGGGGAACTCGATCCTGACGCGGTTATTGCTCTCGTGATCATCCTGAGTGCGCGCGAAGGTCGAAAGCTGAAGTGGGATGAAGTCGACCTAGACCCGGTCAACGATCTCGAATGGATTCCCACAGAGGACGAACTTCAGAAGCTTAAAATTCAGGAAGCCACTCAGGGAAAAGTCGAGACTCCGAACGGTCTTCCTCCGGCTCAGGAACTCCGACCTTCGGACGTCCCTTCCTCCACTGGGCATCCCGAGAATGGCCAGCTAGCAAGGGCGGTCTTGAAGCCCAAATCAGAGCTTACAGTGCCCGACTCTGGCACCGTTTCGGACTGAACTACCACGATATAGCCGACCTAGAGATTCAGACTTTCTTGTATTTCTGCGAACAAGCCGATGCGCTTGACAAGTATGAAGAGCAAGAGATGAAGAAGGCTCGAAGTCGAAGAGGTAAGTGATTTGGGAGACCTGAAGGGGAAGTGATCGAGAATGGCGCGTACAGTCGCACTAAACCTTCTTCTGAAGGTCTCCGGATCACAGTCTGTAGACGAAGCTCAAAAGAAGATTGGTCAACTTCAGGGTAAACTTCAGAAGTTCAATGATGTTGCGAACAAGATTGGTATTGGTGCGGGTGTCGCTTTTGGTGCGGGACTCGTGGGGGCTCTCGATGTCAGCAAGGGGCAAGCGAAACTTGCCGCTCAGCTAGGACTTACCGAGAAGGAATCGAAGCGTGTCGGAGACGTCGCCGGTAAGGTGTTCGCGGGTGCCTACGGCGACTCAATGGAACAGGTGAACGACGCTGTTAAGTCTGTCGTTCAGAACATCTCAGGCATGCGCACGGCTTCGAGTTCAACCCTTCAGGAAACGACACAAAGGGCTCTGACGCTTGCTGACGTCCTAGGGGAAGACGTCAATAAGGTCACGGCGGCTGTTTCTACCCTCATGAAGACCGGTCTTGCTCCGAACTCTAAGGCCGCTTTCGACGTCATCGCTCGTGGGGCTCAACTCGGAGCGAACAAGCAACAAGATCTTCTGGACACTCTTACCGAGTATCCGACGCTGTTTAAGAACATGGGTCTGAACGCGACTCAGGCAACAGGCTTGATCATTCAGGGTCTTAACGCGGGTGCTCGATCATCTGATCTCGTGGCAGACGCAATCAAGGAATTCAGCATTCGAGCGGTAGACGGCTCGAAGCTGACCAGTGAAGGCTTCGCAGCTCTCGGCTTGAACGCTGACGTCATGGCAGCGAAGATCGCAAAGGGTGGCAAGTCGAGTTCAGCCGCTCTCGATCTGACCCTAGACCGTCTTCGAGCGATGAAAGATCCGGTTGAACGATCGCGTACAGCCGTCGCACTGTTCGGCACACAGGCCGAAGACCTAGGGCAAGCCCTGTTCTCCCTTGACCTCGATACGGCAGCGTCCGGCATGGGTAAAGTCGGGGGTGCGGCTGATCAGGCTTCAAAGGTAATGCAAGAAAGTGCGTCAGCACGGATAGAGTCGTTCAAACGAACGCTCATGACGACATTCGTCAACGTCCTAGGCAACACCGTTCTTCCGAAGATCCAAGCGTTCATTGACTTTCTCGGAAGGATGGGGGTTACACCTTCCGGTATCATCGCTGTTGGTGCTGCAATCGCCGGACTAGCACTCACGGTTAAAGTCGTGACCGGTGCTATCGCGCTATACAATCTAGCCTTGAAGGCTCATGCTGTAGCGACGAAGGTTGGAACAGCCGCAACGTGGTTGTTCAATGCCGCTCTTCGAGCGAATCCAATCGGTATCGTCGTTACAGTTCTAGCGGCTCTTGTGGCTGCAATCGTTCTTGCTTATAACAAGAGCGAGACATTCCGCAACATCGTTCAAGCGGCATGGCGTGGTATTCAACAAGCCGTATCCGTCGCGTGGAACTCATTCATCAAACCTGCATTCGAGGCAATCAAGAACTTCGTAGTCAATGAACTTGCTCCGAGACTCCTATGGTTCCATAAAAACATTGTCGTACCCGCATTCAAGGCAATCGGATTCGCGATCGAGGTTGCATGGGGGATCATTAAGATTATCTTCGAGGCAATCAAGTTCTACATTACGAAGGTAGTCGCACCGGTAATCACGTGGCTTTGGAAGAATATAGTCGAGCCAGCGTTCAAGGCGATTTGGTTTGCAATCAAGGTTGCATGGGGGATCATTAAGATTATCTTCGAGGCAATCAAGTTCTACATCTCGAAAGTAGTCGCGCCGGTTGTTCAATGGCTCTGGCAGAATATTGTTAAGCCAGTCTTCGACTTCATCGGCAAGCACATCGGGAATGTCTGGCGAACCTTCATCAAGCCAGCGTTCGACGCGATCAAGGCAGCGATCAAACTAGTTGCGAACTCGTTCCAGACAGCCGTAACGAATATCGGAAAGTTTTGGGATAAACTTCGTGACACTGCGAAGAAGCCTGTGAAGTGGGTCATCGATACCGTTTACACGAACGGTATTAAGCGTGTGTGGGATAACATCGCGTCGAAAGTCGGTGCCTCCCCCCTTCCTGATGCTCCAAGATTGGCTCGGGGTGGAAAGGTCAATGGTCCGGGAGGATCGAAGAGCGACAAAATTACCGCACTTCTGAGCCGTGGTGAATACGTCGTCAACGCTTCTGCGACACGTAGGAACCTTCCGATCCTCGAAGCGATTAACAAGCGTGGCGGTATCGACGCGAGAGCCGCAAAAGCTAACGCCCTCATGGGAGATCCGGGGGGAGTTCTTCCCGGCTTCGCGGGTGGCGGTTTGGTCGAAGGACTCTCGAAGTTCTTCGCTTCCGCGCGTGAGTTCTTCGCGGGTGGTGCGGTTAAAGCCGCTCGATTCGTCACGAATCCTCTGCTGTCTCTAGGAGACAAAGCCCTAGGCGGTACCGCGTTCGGCCGAATGATTATGCAATCCGTTCGCCGGATCATTGACAGCGTTCTAGAGTGGATCAAGGGCAAAGAACCGAAGCTAGGAGGGAGCGGCCGGAAGGCTGTCAATGCCGCTCGAAGCCAGATAGGAACTCCGTATTCATGGGGTGGTGGCGGTCCGAGTGGTCCGAGTTATGGCTTCGCTCAGGGTGCGGGAATCAGGGGCTTCGACTGTTCGAGCCTCATGCAATACGCATGGTATAAGGCAACCGGTAAGGTTATCCCACGAACGACCTATGCACAAATGCCATGGGTCAAGCGCATCTCTAGTCCGGTAGAAGGTGCGTTGGGCTTCCCGCACTCTGGGCACGTCTTCATGTATAGCGGTAACCGGAAGATTATCGAAGCTCCGTACACGGGTGCCAGAGTGCGAGAGGTACCAATGCGGCACGCATGGTGGGGAATGCCACCGTTCGCGACGGCAGACGACGGAACGGCTGTTCTTCATCCTGGCATGAACGCGATCTACAATGGTACCGGCGCAATGGAACCACTCATTCACCCGAGTATGGCCGGATCGAACATCACGGTTCAGAACTTGAATCTCTACTTTGCTGATGATCGAGACATGTATGCGAAGGGTAAGCATTTCGCGGAAGGCTTGATCGCTTACACGAAGCGTGCGGGGAAGGGTTGGGCTAAGAACATTGGTATCACCCCGTGACATCGTTTCTGTAGCGATCGGATTCGAAATTGGTCCGACGCTTGGAACGACGGCGCTTGTTCTGAACGATCCCGTTCGCGGTCTTCTCGATACTGGGGAGCTAGGGGAGAAGAATTCGTTCGTTACGGTGACTGACGACGTAAGGTCAATCACTATCGAACGTGGCGCTCAGCGTATCGACTCCCCCGTAATCCGGTACGAAGCCGGTCACGGAATGGTCACGCTCGACAATGCTTCGAGAGATTACGATCCCGAAAACCTGAACGGTCCCTATGTCGCTGCCGGAGTGAGTCAGGTCATCCCGACTCGACCGATCGTGATCTCAGCCTCTTACGGTGGCACAGACTACCGTTTGATCACTGCCTATATCGACAATTGGGATCTTGATTGGAATGGGGACAACTGGGCTCAGGTGGCTGTACCGTTCACAGACGGCTTCGGAATCCTGAGCCAGACTGACCGTACGGCCGTCGCTCCTGTGGGCTTAGGAGAAGACACAGGCGCGCGCATAGCCCGAATCCTGGACACGACGGATTGGCCGTCTGCTGATCGAGACATCGATACGGGAGACGCTACCCTTCTCGCTACTACTCTCGAGGGTCCCGCACTCGAAGAGCTACAGCTAGCGGCAGACTCGGAGATCGGAGAGCTGTACGTCAACGGCTCAGGGGTTCTCGTCTTCCGCAACCGAAGTGCGATCTTTGACGACGTAAGGTCAAACACGTCCCAAGCGACCTTCGGTGACGGTGGGGGTTCCGAACTCTTCTACATGCACAACGGAGCGAAGTTCTCGACTGATCGGGAAACCCTCTATAATAAGGTCATTGCCCAACGTATCGGCGGCAATGAAATCACGGTGAATGACGGGGCATCTCAGGGTGCGCACCGTATCAAGACTTGGACGAAGACTGACCTTATTCTAGAAGATGACGCACAGGTTACCGATTACGCGAACTTCATTCTTCAGCTCTCGAAAGATCCCGAGAATCGGTTTACCGAACTCGTCATCAAACCTTTCCGTGATCCGGATACTCTCTTCCCTCAAGTGTTGGGTAGGGAGATCGGTGATAGGATCACAGTAATCCGGAGACCCCCCGGAGGGGGTGACCCGATCGAGCGTGATTGTTTCATTCGAGGGATCAAGCACGAAATCAGCATCTCGGATTGGACGACCACGTTCGTACTCCAGTCGGCTACGAAGTATGTATTCTTCACTCTCGATGACGCTATCAAGGGCGTACTTGATCAGAACGCTCTCGGATTCTAAGGGGGATTCGTGGTATTCAAAACCTTCACGGCCGGTAGTGTACTGACTGCGGCTGACGTGAATGATTATCTCATGAAACAAGCCGTTATCGCTTGCACATCTGGCACTAGACCTTCGGCACCAAACGAAGGCATGACGATTTTCGAGACTGATACCGACAAGATGATGATCTATAACGGTGCGGCATGGACCGAAATAGGTATCATCGGAACTTCGCTTCCTCGTGTGTCGGCTACTCGTAACTCAACTCAGAGTATCGCAAACAACACTGGGAACGTTCTCGTTTCGTGGTCTGTCGAAAACTATGATGTAGGTGGGATGTTTTCGGCAACGTCCACCACTCTCGCCACCATTCCAGCGGGCAAGGGCGGTCTGTACCTTGTTAGTGCTGCCATCGAGTTCGATACAAACTCTACGGGATATCGAGCGTTGTACTTAAATCGAAACGGATCAACTCAAACCCGACAGACGGTTAATGCTATCTCTGGAAACCCGACTCGTGTCGAATCCACAACAGTAATGAACTGTGCGGCTGGAGACACCATCTCCATTGGAGTTTTCCAAAACTCTGGTGGTAATCTCAACATTAACAGCGCTGGTGCGATGCCTTTAGGTGTCGTTCATTACCTCAGTCCTACACCATAAAGTAAGGGGCACGATGACGGTAAAAGAGGTTGGGGATATCGTCATATATGTTGCTGCCATCCTCACAGCAACCGGCGCAATCATACTCTTCATACAGAAGTTTCTCATCGCTCCGATGAAGAAGGTTCTAAAAGAAGAGATTACAGATATGGTTAAAGAGATTCACGATCAGGTGACCCCTAACGGAGGGGGTTCGCTAAAGGATGACGTGACTCTTATGCGTCAAGACCTCGAAGACGTCAAAGGTAAGCTGGAAGAGATTCCGCGTGTGTGGGATACAGTAGAGAGCATCGAGGCTTTGCTTAACGGTCATCTAGCGGAACACCGAAAGGGGACCGAATGACCGCCATAGAGAGTCGGGCAACGTGGGGTGCGCGTGCCTCACGAGGGACTTCCTTTCTTGCCAGCACACGCGGAGTGAAAGGACACTACACAGGCGGACACGTTAACCCTGCCACTCTGACAGACCACAACGCATGTCGCGCGGCTGTCCGTGGTATCCAAAATGGGCACATGGACGGAAACGGCTGGAATGACATCGGTTATTCAATGATCGTGTGTAATCACGACGTCGCGATGATCGGTCGGGGGGCTAACGTTCTTCCTGCCGCGAATGGTCCAGGGCTGAACTCTGGTCATTACGCGATTCTTGTTCTCGTGGGAACGTCTGGTGTTACCACGATGACGAACAACATGAAGCGAGCTTTTCACGGTGCCCGTAATTGGCTTCGGTCCAACGGCAACGCTGGCACTGAAATCAAGGGGCATCGGGACGGTTACGCGACGTCTTGCCCTGGCACGTCCGTCTATTCGTGGATCATTTCCGGTGCTCCGCTTCCGGGGGGAACTCCCCCCACTCCGCCACCCACCCCAGAGCCAGAGGAACCCAAAATGAATTACGGCGCGTTCGGTTACTCGGGAAATCCCGCGATCTCGATCCCTGCCAACACATGGACTAATGTTCGGTGGGATACCGAGTATGCAGACCCTTACGGCTCTCACTCGGGTACGGGTGAGAGTATTCTTCTCGGAGATCCTTCGCAATACACTCTCGAATTCGGTGCGACGCTGAGCGGAGTTCCGGCCGGAACCGTGGTCTACACTCGAACGGCAGAGTACCGATACGACGGAACGGCAACACCACCCGTTGACGTTCTCGAAGAGGTCGGAGACCCCACACCGAACGTTATCGATAGTCTCGGAACTGTTCATCATGCGGCAGTCGGTCATGTGCAAGACGGCCGGAAGCTTCGTCTTCAGATTCTCTCTCCCGTTGCTGCGACGCTCACGCGCGCACGTGTCCGATACCTCGCTCAGAGGTAAGAAAGGAAATACAAATGTCCGTGAATTGGGAAGCGTTCATACGTGCGCTTCGCACGTTCGTTCAGGGTCTTCTCGTAACCGGCCTTACGGCAGCGTGGGAAGCCGCTCAGGCGGCAGTCTCGGCGAACGGATTTAACGTCCGTCTCGTTCTCACTGCGGCTGCCTTCGCGTTCGTCACTGCGGTAGTGACGTACGTCTATAACCTGATCAGCCCTAGGGCAACTCTGAGTAAGATGGGGTGATCGAGCTTGCCCGCGCGGCAAGCGTCATGAGATGATCAGGGTATGAGCAGACACATCACGAATGAAGAGTTCGGGCTGAAGATCGGTTGCGATGCGACGATGGCTTCCCGGCTTCGGAATGGTCAACGGCTGCCTTCGCGTGAGCGATTGGAACAGATCGTTCGAGTGTACGGAAGTGATGATCCGTCTTTTGGATCACGTGCTTTGTTGGCTTCCTCGAAGGGTCCAGGTCACTTCGCGGAATTCCTGAAGGTCGAAATCTTCGACAAGGAAGATCGAGACAACGCCCAATCCTGATCATCTCACCACCTACGGACCCCCCGTGATCTCGCCACTGTCACGGGGGGTCTTCACATATCTTGACCTGTTGATAAGGTCGTGAGACTATGACAGTACGTCAAGAGGGGAGGTGATCAGGAATGGGCTTGATCTTTTACGCATTGACCAGCAAAATACCCGAGTGTTCGGGCGAAGATCCGACGCTGTTCGTTGGTCCGGACGGAGAAGAAAGGGCAGACAGGGAGTTTCGAGAGGAAGAGGCGAAGAGGTTTTGTCGTCAGTGCTCCCTGATTTCCGAGTGCCTTGAGTGGGCAATCGCTAATCGAGAGGTAGGTATTTGGGGAGGAACTAACGATGACGATAGAAGGGCTCTCCGTACC